GGTAGTTTTTCAATTTAGATTAGCTCGTGATTTAAGAATGACAGTTGGCGAACTGCGAACTAAAATGTCATCATTAGAGTATTCACAATGGGCTACATTTTATTATGTAGAACAACAAGAGAGAGATAAACAACGAGCTATGGCAGAAGCAGAAGCTAAGAAGAAGAAGATGAGATAATGGGTAGTTCAAATATACTTATAAAACTCGTATTAGAAGGTTTTAACAAAGCTAAAGCCCAAATGAATACTTTGGGTAAAAAGACTGACGAGTCAGGTGGCAAGTTAAGTAAGTTCGGTACTGTTGCCAAGATAGGTGCAGTTGCAGTTGGTACAGTTCTTGTCAAAGCATTGGCAGACGCTACAAGACAATTTATTGACTTTGAAGATAAACTCAACCAATCTCTTGCAATTATGCAGACAACTGAAGAACAACAGTTGGCTATGGCAAGGGCTTCTCGTCAAGTTGCAATAGAATCTCGTATATCAGCAAGTGAATCAGCAGAAGCATTTTTCTTCCTAGCGTCAGCAGGTTTAGACGCTGAACAATCTATATCTGCACTTCCACAAGTTACCAAGTTTGCTCAAGCAGGTATGTTCGATATGGCACTTGCTACTGACTTGGCTACTGACTCTCAATCTGCATTAGGTCTTACGGTCAAAGACGCAGAACAAAACTTAACAAACCTTACAAGAGTTACTGATGTCTTGGTAAAAGCTAATACATTAGCAAACGCTTCTGTGCAACAGTTTGCAGAAGCACTTACAACTAAGTCAGGCTCAGCATTAAAAGTTACAAATAAATCAATCGAAGAAGGTGTTGCCGTACTATCAGCTTTTGCAGACAGGGGTGTTAAAGGTGCTGAAGCAGGAGAGAAACTCAATCAGTTACTCAGAGATACAACAAGAGCAGTAGGTAAAAACTCAGAAGTATTTAAGAAGTTCAATATTGATATTGTTGATAATGAAGGCAACTTAAAGAATTTAGCAGATGTTATAGATGAACTTGACGGTGGTATGAAGGGTCTATCCGACCAACAAAAAGCAGTTTTATTAGACCAATTAGGACTCAATCGTGGTGTTGCAGACGCAGTAAAGATATTGTCAGGTGCAGGAGACCAAATACGAGAATATCAAGACGCTTTAATGGGTGCAGGTGGTACTACTCAAGAAGTTGCTGATAAACAAGTTCTATCCCTTCAAGGACAAATAGATATTCTTGGCTCTAAGTTTTCAGAGATTGGTTTATTAATTGTTGATAAATTAGCTCCTGCTCTTGAATCTACTATTGGATTTTTTGATAAGTTAGCTTCAGGAATAATTAGTGTTCTTGACCCACAATCTGACCTTAATAAAAAGATTGAAGAAGGTACAAAGATTGCAAGAGAAAATGGTTTCCTTATTGAAGATTCAGGCAGAGTTTATGATAAATATGCAAGTACAGTTGATGAAGCAGAAGCCACACATCAAGGAATGATAAAAGCTCATAAAGAAATGGCAGAAGCTATGAGATTCCAAGAATTAGTACAAAAAGATTTAATAAACAATACTCACGAATTAGATAGAGAGACAAGTAGTTTTAACGACACAAAACAAGAATCTATTGAACTAACAGAAGAAGAAATAGAAGCAGAAAAGAAACTATCAAGAGATAGAGCAACGGCAGGTTTAGATTCTTTAAGAAAACTTAATGACGCTTACCAAAACCTAAGAGACATAGAACAAGATAGATTAGACCTAGTTGATAAAGAAGCTAAGGCACTCACAAAACTTAACAAAGCTAATAAAAACTTAGAAAAAGCTAACGAAAAGGTAAACAAAGCAAAAGAAGAATTTGAGAGAGTATCAGGTCTTGGTGCAAAAGTTACTAATGAAGAAGCCTTAGCTATTGCAAGACAAAGAGAAGAAATACGAAAACTAGAAGAAGCAGAAGATAAATCTGAAATACAAAAACTTCAACTAGCAGTAGCAAGAGAGAGATTGATAGAACTTGAAGAACAATCTATTGCAATATCAAGAGAAGAAGAAGAAGCACTTAGAAATATAGAACGAGCAGAAGCAGATGTCATTACACAAACTGAGAGACTACAAGAAGCTCAACAAAACTATCAAAAAGCACAAGAAGATTTAGCTGAAGCAACTGCTGATTCCACAAGTAATATTTTGGAAATGGCTTTAGCAAAAGCAGAGTTAGACTCTGCATTAGAAGATTTAAGGTCAGCAAATAAATTTAAAGACGGTATTAATGAAATAGTTAGGTTGATTGGTGGAGACCTTGATACATTGATGAATCAATTTAACGCACTTATGAACTTATCAGGTAGAACTATTGGAAACGAATCTATGCCTGATACAAATATAAACGAAGTTATAGACGGATTAGAAGCAGTAGCAGAAGATGATTTTACACCAACAACACCTTCAACAACACAGAAGTTTGGAACTCTTGGAGAAGCAGGGCAGGGAATATTAGATAGGTTTGGAGAATCATCAGGTGGTCGTGTAGGCACAAATGCAGGTGGAACGGTAATTACAGTTAATACAGGTAATCTACTTGGAAGCTCAGAAGATGTACAATTAGCCGTTGCTGAAGCTATTAGACAAGCTCAGCGTAAAGGTATAAATGTAGTCGTATAATGAGTGCAAGTTTTGATTCCAATGTATCACTAACACTTGAAGTAGGCTTTGATTCAGAGCCTTTTGATGAAACACAATCTTTTACAGATATAACAAGTTTTCTAAGAGCTTTTACTACAAGGCGTGGTAGAGCAAATGAACTAGGAGAGTTTGTTGCAGGTACAATGAGTTTTTCAGTATCAAATGCTGACAATAGGTTTAATCCTAATAATACTTCTAGTCCTTATTACGATTCAACAAATGCAGTTACAAAGATACAACCACTTAAGAGAGTTAGAATGTCTGCAACTTATGACTCTGTTACTTACAGAATATTTGAAGGTTTCTTACAGAGTGTGCCTGTTAAATTTATATCTGAAGGTGCAGACTCCATTGTTACTTTTACTTGTGTAGACGCTTTTAAAATTTTTCAATCAGCACAGTTGGACGGTGTTGGTTGGCGTTTAGGACTTGCAGGTTTTTCTGAATTAGGTTTATCAACAAGACTAAGTTACACAGATGAACAAGAACTTAGTTCTGCAAGAATAACTAGAATATTAAATGCTATTGGATTTCCTAGTAATCGTAGAGATGTACTTACAGGAACAAAAAATGTAATATCACAAGCTATTACTACTAATGTTCTTACAGGTTTAAGAGAGTGTGAAACTGCTGAAAATGGACAATTCTTTATGGCTAAAGACGGTAAAGCAACATTTAGAAACAGAGATTATAAATTATCTAATACCAAAGCTATAAATGTTCAAGGTATATTTAGTAATGACGGTAGCAATTTACCTTATACAAATGTATCTACTTCCTTTGATGACAACGAGATAATTAATGTTTATGAGTGGCAAAGAAGTGGTGGCTCAATTCAGTACAAAGCTGATACTAACTCTGTTTTAAAATACAGAGCAAAAGAAAACAACAAAACTACTATAAATGTTTCGGACTCAGATGTTTTGTCTATAATTGAACAGAAGATAGCAGAAACATCTCTACCTATTGTAAGGATTGACGAATTGACTTGCAATCCGAGAGAAAATACATCTCTTTGGGAACAAGTTTTAGGACGAGAGTTCGGAGACAGAATATCTGTTAAGATAGTCAATGTGGACGGCAGTAGCTTCACAGATGAGCTATGGATAGAATCCATAAGTCATACTGTTAATGCTTCAAGTCAAACTTGGAGTTGGACGGCTACACTAAGTCCTGCAGGAAGTTCAGCTTGGATATTAGGACAAGCTAAACTAGGAGAAGGAACTAGATTTGTTTATAGTTAGGAAGGTAATTTAATATGGCAGGAGCAGGTTGGAAAAGTTATAGCACAGGAGATTTAATAAGTGCTACTGAGTTTCAGACTTTTATTCAAGACCAAGTTGTACAAGTTTATGCAGATTCTTCAGCTAGAGATACTGCTTTAGGAACTAATGACGCAGAAGGTATGTTTTGTTTCTTAAAAGATACAAACACTCTACAATTTTATGACGGCTCAAGTTGGGTTGATTTTATTGGAGAAGGAGACATTACAGGTGTAACTATAACAACAAGCTCTACTTCAGGTTTGTCAGGTGGTGCTTCTTCAACTTCAGGTGCATTTTCTTCAACATTAGTAGTAGCACCAACACAAGCTAGTTCAGGAACAGTTGCAAGTGCTGATGTTATACTTTTTGCAGACGCAGATGACAGTAACAATTTAAAGAAAACAACGGCAGGAGATATTGCAAATTTGGCAGGTGGCGTTACATTAGGATTAGTATTAGCTCTTAGCTAGGAAGGATAGATATGGCAGATGTATTAGAAGGTGTAGTAGGAACTCTTGGAACAAGTAATGCAGATTTACTTGACGCAGTAGGCTCATCTACAACAGAAACAATAATCGGAATGTCTTTTGCAAATGTTAATTCAAGCAGTCAAGATGTTACGATTGATATTGAAATAGTAAAATCAGGTGGCTCAGTAACTCCACATTTATTAAATGATGTTACTGTACCTGCAGGTACAACTCTTGTGTGGGAAACTAAAGTAGTTTTAACAACAGGAGATAAGATACAAGGTTTATGTTCTACTGCTTCAAGTATCGACTTTACGATTAATTATCTGAAGCAGACATAATTTTTTCTTATGTCATTTGGTTATATTGGCGACACATCTACAAGTGTCAAGCAAAAGGTTAAGAATAAAGGCATATTAACTACACAAGAGAGCTTTGATTTAGAACGACAAGGTTTTCTAGGTGGTAGTTTAGAACTTATTGAAACACAAACACCTTCAGGTGTTGCACAAGTAGATTTTACCAACATTAAAGAATCAATATACGATATTCATTATATTCAAATGATAAGTATGGAAACAACTTCAACAGGACACCCTGACGCTAGTAAAATGCAACTAAGATTTTCTAATGACGGTGGTACATCTTTTCAGAGTGGCTCTAGTGATTATGCTTGGGGACATCAATATGTTGCATATAATGGTAGTAATGCTGAAACAAAAGATGACGCTGATACAAGTTTGGAAATATCTCCTAGAGCTAATAGTGGAGAGCCTATATCTTTATATATGTATATTTATAATGCAGGAAACAGTAGTTTTACGACAAACATTTCTTTACAGACAACAATAAGCAGAGACCAAAAAGAGTTTTTCTTTGGTGGTGGTGTCTACAATACAAAAGAAACTATCAACGCTTTTAGATTTTATAATTCTTTTAATATGACAGGTACTTTAAAGTTATATGGTGTAAAAAAATGAGTGCTTTAAGACTAATAAATGAAACATCAATCTCCACACCTGTAAATAAAATTGAAATAACAGATGTGTTTACCACAGATTATGATATTTATTGTGTTGAAGTAGTAGGTACTACCTGCTCATCTCAAAGGGAAAATAATTCAATGGATATGAGATTAATAAATAGTTCAGGTAGTGAAGTATCTTCAAATGATTATTCAAATGAAGGAAGATTTTTTAGGGGTTTTTCTGACGCAAGTTTTGATTTAGGTAGTGCAACGAGAGATGATTTTATAATTTTATATCACGATACTTCTGCACAAGACGGTGTGGGAAATATGAAAATGTGGATATGGAGTCCAACTGATAGCTCAAGTTATACATTTAATAATGCAGAAGCAAGTGGCAGAATGTCTTATCAAACGACAACAAAAAGACCATATTTTATTAAAAGTATTGGTGTTTTAAAACAAACAAATATAATAACAGGTTACTCTTTTACTAATAGAGATAGTTTTAATATAGCAACAGTCC